CACCTAAAGATTGGACAGCAGTTAAGGGTGGTGGCTATCATGGTCACGACATAGATGAACTACCTATAGTTAGGAGAAAGTAATGAGCTTAAAGACACACTTAAGTAGACTAGAACAACAAGACTTAACTGATGAGTACGCATGTCTCAATGCTCTACAACATACAGAGTGGAGGATCAATAAGAATGTACTCAATGTTATACGTAACATGTGGAACAATGGACAAGAGGTGGGCAATCTACCTGCTAGAGAAGACTTACCTCTACCTACCTACAACTTTGGTAAAGAACCTAGTGAGATGAACGATGAAGAGAGAGTTAGATTTAGAATCTGGTCACGTAAACGAGGAGAGATTTACTCACATAATAATCGTAGTGTTAGTAAACGTATACAAGTTGAACGTACTCTCCAAGTAGCTGAACAGTTTGTTAAGTACGATAGGTTCTACTACGTGTGGCAGAATGATTTCAGGTCACGTAAGTATGCAAGCAGTACGTTCCTCACACCACAGTCAGCTGATTGGAGCAAGAGCCTACTAGAATTTGGTGAATCTCTACCTATAAACAATTGGGATGATGCAAGGTGGTTGTGTATACATGGTGCAAACCTGTATGGTAACGACAAGATAACCTTAGACAGACGTGAGTCATGGGCATGGGACTTTGTTGATGAAGCACATAGAATTGCAGACAACCCACATGATAATCAATTGTGGTTGGAAGCAGACAAACCATTTCAATTCCTAGCTTGGTGCTATGAGATGTCAGCCCTAACTAAACAGGGTTGGGGTTACCACACTAGGCTACCTGTCTCAGCTGATGGTAGTTGTAATGGACTACAACATCTGTCAGCCATACTAAGAGATGAGCTAGGTGGGTTAGCTACCAACCTCATACCATCTGAGTTACCTCAAGACATATACACACAGGTTGCTGAACAAGCTACCCAACGTATAAGAGAAGAGGATACTGAACTAGGTAGGTTATGTTTAGAGTTTGGTATAGATAGGAAGTTAGCTAAACGTCCTGTCATGATAGTCCCTTACTCTGGTACTAAACATGCATGTCGTTCATACATAGAGGAAGCCATCAAGGAGAAGATCAAGTCAGGTACACCTAATGTATTTGGAGATGATATGTTTGCTGTCACTCACTACCTAGCAGGACACATATGGGACAGCATCAGTGGTGTGATTGTATCAGCACGTAAGGTGATGGACTATGTCAAGAGTGTAGGTGATGTGTACTCTAGCATGGGTAAGCACATGGAATGGATAACACCTACAGGTTGGATAGTCATGCAACAGTACAGTGAGGTACAACAGAAGAGGATTAAGACACACATCAACGGAGAGGTAGTATCACTATCCTTTCCTAAAGATAAGAAAGACACAGTTAACAAGCAGAGGACAGGGTTAGGTAGTAGTCCTAACTTCATCCACAGTTTAGATGCTTCTGCTTTGACACGTACTATTAACAAAGCTACTAAGGTAGGGATGCAAGACTTTGCTATGGTTCATGACAGCTACGGTACACACAGTAGCAACATGCCAACGTTGTCTAACATCTTACGTGAAGAGTTTGTTAGTATGTATGAAGAGCATGATGTTCTTAATGAGCTAAGAGATCATGCAATCAAGACACTAGGTACTGAGGATGTTCCTCTCCCACCAAGTATGGGCAACCTAGATATCCGTAACGTACTGAAGTCAGACTATTTCTTTGCTTGATTTCTAAAGTTACAACCTAGCCAGTAGGCAAAACACGTAGCAATAAGGAGAATTATATGCTAGTAATAAAAGGAAAATCCCTGTGGTCTAAGGTCTTTGATCCAGACACAAGGTTCGTTGAAGAGGGTGAGTATTCTACACAGGTAGTAGTACCTGAAGCAGAAGCTGCCCAAGTTTGTGAGCAACTTGAAGCACTCATTGATGAGGAGTTCAACAAGATTGTCAAGGACAAGCCAGCACTCAAGGCTACCCTGTCCAAACGTCCAGTGACTGAGCCAGACATTGATCAAGATGGTAATGCAACAGGTAATGTTGTGTTCAAGTCTAAGCTTAAAGCTAAGATCAGGTCTAAGACAGGAGCTACATACAATCAGAAGGTCAATGTTGTGGATGCTAAACGTAATCCAATGACAGGAGATCAGTTGATTGGCAATGGTTCAGTTGTTAAGATAGCAGTTGAGCCTGTCACCTACTACATGGCAAGCAGTAAGCAGGTAGGTGTGTCACTAAGACTGAAAGCAATGCAGGTCATTGACTTGATTGAGCATGGTGTACCATCAACTGACTCTCTGTTTGAGGAGGAAGATGGGTTCGTTGCTAAAGCTGTAGCAAAGGACACACCTACTACAGACTTTGACGATGTAGATACTGAAGGTAAAGCTAGTGACGAAGGGGACTTTTGAAGAACAGGTTATCTCAGACCTAGTAGTACGATTAATTCCACATGAGTATGAGCCATTAAAATTATCATACTATGTGGAACGTAACTACATCCCTGACTTAAGAGTAGGCACAATGATAGTAGAACTTAAAGGATACTTTAGACAAGACAGCCAACGTAAGATGAAGGCAGTCAAGGCACAGCATCCTGAACTTGATATACGTTTTGTATTTCAGAAAGCAAGTTCTACTATTCAAGGTGCTAAGAAAAGGAAGGATGGTTCTAAGATGACCTGTCAACAATGGGCAGACCGTAATGGTTTTATATGGGCAGAGCAAACAATACCAGAGGAGTGGTTAAAATGAGTGTGATTGACGTAACAGAACTGATTGAATCAACGATAGATTTACAAGCAGAGTTCACAGATAATGGACTAAGTGTGTCAGTCTATGTAGATGATGTTGAAGTTAAACACGAAGCTAACTATGAGGACATGGCTTTAGATATGGTAGGTGATCCTTCTAAGTACGATGACGAATCATTGGAAAAAATTATTGAAGGACTTGAACACATGGCTAAGTATTTAAAGGAGAGCATGGGAGATGCATGATGACAGTGAGTTTATAAGACACGAAGAGTGTCCTCACTGTGGCAGTAGTGATGCCAATGCTTTGTATAGTACAGGCAAACACTACTGCTTCTCTTGTCAGGTAGTAACTTACCCAGATAACAATGAAGAAGGAGTGATAGCAGTGACTACACAGAAAGCAAACGTTGCCTTCCTACCCATTGAGGTAGTGGCATTAAACAAAAGAAAGATAACTGAGAAGACAGCCAAGCACTGGCAGTATGGACTCTCCACTTACAACGGAAGTAAGGTACAAGTAGCTAACTACTATGACAAGCAAGGCACACTACAAGCACAGAAGATTAGGTTTCCTAACAAAGACTTCCTTGCTTTAGGTGACATGAAGAAGGTAGGTCTATATGGTGAGCACCTCTGTCGTGATGGTGGTAAGATGATTACCATTGTTGAAGGAGAGTTAGATGCTCTATCACTTAGTCAAGCCTTTGATAACAAGTGGTCAGTTGTCAGCATACCATCTGGTATAGACTCAGCTAAAAAATCTATAGCTAAATCATTGGAGTGGTTGTGTTTGTATGATACCATTGTTATTATGTTTGACAATGATGAGGTAGGTAAGAAAGCTGCAATAGAAGTAGCTAGTATTCTACCACCAAGTAAGGCTAAGATAGCCAAGCTCCCACTTAAAGATGCTAGTGATATGGTACAGGCAGGAAGAACTGCTGAACTTATTGATGCAGTATGGGGAGCAAAGACATACAGACCAGACGGTATCGTAGCAGGTACTGATGTATGGGAGATAGTAAGTACCACTGATGATAAGCAATCTATATCTTATCCTTACACTGGTATACAAGAGAAGACAGGTGGCTGTCGCAAGGGTGAGATAGTGACAGTCACTGCAGGTAGTGGCATAGGTAAGTCACAACTAGCTAGAGAGTTTGCTCATAGCTTCATCATGCAAGGACAAGTCATAGGTTACATAGCCTTAGAAGAGAATGTTAAACGTACGTCATTAGGTCTAATGTCTATTGAGTTAAACAAACCATTACACATACAGTCAGATGATGTACCAATGGAGGAGTTAAGACATGCATTCATTAATACGGTTGGTTCAGGTAGGGTTTTTATGTATGATCATTGGGGGTCTACTGACTCTGACAATCTCCTATCTAAGATTAGATATCTCGTCAGAGGTTGTGGATGTGATTACATTATCCTTGATCACATTAGTATTGTTGTCTCTGGCTTAGAGGGTGGAGATGAAAGACGTATGATAGACAACACGATGACTGCCTTACGTTCCCTAGTAGAAGAACTCAACTGTGGTTTGATACTAGTGTCACACCTTAAGAGACCATCAGGTGACAAGGGACATGAGGATGGAGCACAGACTTCTCTTGCTCAACTAAGAGGGAGTGCTGCAATAGGTCAGCTATCAGACATGGTGATAGGATTAGAACGTAACCAACAAGACAAAGACAAACCTAACGTCAGTCAAGTTAGAGTACTGAAGAACAGGTGGTCAGGTGAGACAGGACTTTGTTGCTCACTACTATATGATACAACAACAGGCAGAATGAATGAGGTACATTTCCCTGATGAAGAAGAAGATGAAGTAGAATTTTAATTAGTGCAGAGACACGGAGAAAGAAATGGAATTAATATTTGATATAGAAGCAGACAACTTACTTGATGATGCTACCACTGTGCATTGTATAGTATGCAGAGATATAACATGGGACACAGAAAAGGTATACACCTTTGAACCAGACCAGATAAAGGAAGGGCTTGTGTTCCTATCTAAAGCAGACACACTTATTGGTCATAACATTATTGACTACGACTTGCGACTGCTTAAGAAGTTATATGGATTCACATATGAAGGTAACGTTATAGATACATTAGTATGTTCAAGAACTATATGGTGTGATGTAAGAGAGATAGACATTAAGCTACTTAGAAACAATAACTTTCCTCAGAAACTTATGGGCAGTCATAGCCTTAAGGCATGGGGATATAGACTAGGAGAATTAAAAGGTGAGTTCAATACTGGTAGTGAAAGCTTTGCAGTCTTTACCCAAGACATGTTACAGTACTGTGTACAAGACACACAAGTTACAGCCAAACTGTATCGTAAGATTGTGGAGAAAAATTTTAGTAAAGAAGCACTAGAGTTAGAGACTAAGATACACACTCTACTACTAGATCAACAGGAGTATGGCTTTCCTTTTGATGTGGATACTGCTAAAGAACTATGGTTCAAGTTAGCATCACGTAAGTCAGAGCTTGAAGATAAACTAGTTGCTACCTTTGAGCCTACGATAGTAGAGTTAAAGACTAAGACTAAGACCATACCATTCAACCCAGCTTCACGTATGCAGATAGCAGACAGACTAATGAAGAGAGGTTGGATACCTGAAGCCTTCACTGATAATGGTGAACCTAAAGTAGACGAGACTATCTTAGCAGGGATTGATATACCAGAAGCACAGATGTTAAACGAGTACCTCCTACTTAACAAGAGGATAGGTCAGTTAGCTACAGGTAATCAGGCTTGGTTAAAGCTAGAAAAGAATGGACGAATGCATGGACGTGTTAATCATATGGGTGCTGTTACTTCTCGTTGTACTCATTCCAACCCAAACGTTGCTCAAGTACCTAGTGTTGGTGCACCCTACGGTAAAGAATGTAGGGCATTGTTCCATGCTCCTAGTGGCTATAGTCTTCTTGGTGCTGATGCCAGTGGTCTTGAGCTACGGTGTCTTGCTCACTACATGGCTGCTTATGATGATGGCTCATATGCTAACACCGTAGTCAACGGTGACATACATACCATCAACCAAGAAGCAGCAGGTCTACCTACTAGAAACAATGCCAAGACTTTTATCTATGGATTCCTATATGGATCAGGTGATGAGAAGACAGGTAAGATAATAGGTAAGGGTGCTAAAGAAGGTAAGGCAATCAAGAAGAAGTTCCTTGCTAAACTACCTGCACTTAAGAAACTTAAGACTGCTGTGTCTAAGGTAGCAGACGAGAGAGGTTGGGTTAAAGGTTTAGATGGACGTGTCATACCAGTTAGGCATAGTCATGCTTCACTCAACACTCTGTTACAATCAGCAGGTGCATTGGTGTGCAAGACTTGGTATGTATTTATAGCAGATGCTATTAAAGAACAAGGACTTGATGCAAAGATAGTAGCATTCATTCACGATGAGGTACAACTAGTAGTTAAGGAAGGACAGGAAGATGATACAGGGAGACTTATTCAGTCATGCATGTATAGAGTTGAAAAGCACTTCAACTTCAGATGCAAACTCGACAGTGATTACAAGTATGGACGAAACTGGGCAGACACGCATTGATGCAGTAACCTGTAATGTGTGTAATATCATGCAACCTATAGCTAAGTTTACTGTACTAACTTCAGGTGAGATAAAAAGAAAGTGTAGGTCTTGTAGATCAGGTCAAGAAAAAGTGGTACAAAGATTAAGGAAAGAGAACCCTTATCCACCTGATGATTACTGCTGTTCTATATGTGAAAGAGATATGAATGAGATAGGTAAGTATGGTCAACCTAGACTACAACGTTGGGTACTAGACCATTGCCATGTTACTAATACATTCAGAGGTTGGTTGTGTGGTAACTGTAACACAGGACTAGGTGGCTTTAAAGATGATTCAGTTAAAGTACTAAGAGCATACAACTATTTGAAAGGACATACACCATGAGATGCTGGCACTGTAACACAGAAGTAATATGGGGTGGTGACCATGATGATGATGACGGAGAGTTTGATTACATAGTATCTAACTTCTCATGTCCTAACTGTCCCACACATATAGATGTATACTTAAAAATAGGAGAACATAATGAAACGACTACTGATTGATGGAGACATCATAGCATACAAAGCTGCAACTAGTGCAGAGACACCTGTTAATTGGGGTGATGGACTATGGACTTTACATTGTTATGAAGATGATGTTAGAGTTAGGATTGATGATCAGATTGCTAAGTTAATGGAAGCACCAGTTGAAGATCATATCGTAGGTCTGACTGATACAACTAATTATCGTAAGACAATAGCACCCTACTACAAACTCAACCGTAAGAAGATACGTAAGCCTATGCTACTTGGTTGGGCTAGAGACTACATGGTTGAAAATTATAATACTGCAATATGGAAAGGACTAGAAGCTGATGACATACTTGGTATACTTGGTAGCCAAAGTAACGACAATATTATATGGTCTACAGATAAAGACCTACTCACTATACCTGCACTGCATTGGATTGATGGAGCAGTTGTTGAAATTTCTAAAGAGACAGCAGATTATAACTTCTTTTATCAAACCCTTGTTGGTGATACTACTGACAACTACAAAGGTTGTCCTCAAGTGGGTGCTGTCAAAGCTCAGAAAATTCTTGAGGAAGGTTGTACGTGGGAGAATGTTAGAGATGCGTTCCAAAGTAAGGGGCTATCAGAAGAGGAAGCCTTAGTGAATGCAAGACTAGCACGGATACTACGTGATGGTGAATACAATAAAGAAACAGGTGAAGTAAAACTATGGACACCCAACTAAGACACATGGAGTACATGAAGATGAAAGCAATAGAAGAAGATATGGTTAACAATCCACCTCATTATAATACAGGTAAGATAGAAACTATTGACTACATAGTAGATGCACTAGGTGATTGGGAAGCAGTAAGTTATTGTCAAGGTAATGTTATTAAGTATACAGGAGCTAGGTTATTTGCTAAAGGTAATCCTATACAAGATGCAGAGAAAGCACTGTGGTATCTTACTAAGATGATAGAGTTAATGAAGAAAACGAAAGGAAAAAACTGGTAATGGAATTTGAAAAGTATCAACGACTAGCACAGGGAACAGCTATCTTCCCAAAGCATCAAGCATTAGAGTACTTAGCTCTAGGTTTAACTAGTGAATCAGGTGAGGTAGCAGGTAAGGTAAAGAAACTTATACGTGACGGAGAAGATAAAGAAGGTTTCTTAATGAAGAAGGATGAGATTGCATTTGAGATAGGTGACGTGCTATGGTACTGTGCTATGATGGCTACTGAAGTAGGTTATACTTTAGAAGAAATAGCTGAGATGAATCTAAAAAAACTAGCTGACCGTAAGGAACGTGGAACATTAAGTGGAAGTGGGGACGAAAGATGATAAGTAATTATTTACCAACAGATTATCAAACCTTCATAGCCACTAGTAGATATGCTAGATGGTTAGAAGATGAGAACAGAAGAGAGACATGGGGAGAAACAGTAGGTAGATACTTTTCTTTCCTCCAGAAAACAATACAACTAGAAGATAAGTCTTGGAAAGAACTAGAAGAAGCAGTCTTAAACTTAGATGTCATGCCTAGTATGAGAGCCTTGATGACTGCAGGACAAGCTGCTGAGAGAGACAACACTTGTATTTATAATTGCTCCTACCTACCAGTGGATCACATTCGTGCCTTTGATGAAGCTATGTTTATACTACTATGTGGTACAGGTGTAGGCTTTAGTGTAGAGAGACAGTCAATCTCCAAGCTACCAGAGATACCTAAATTTATACATAAGAGTAATGATGTTGTATATGTAGAGGATAGTAAAGAAGGTTGGGCTAAAGCTTTACATAAATTAATATCACACTTGTACACAGGTGACATACCTAAGTGGGATACATCTGGTGTACGTCCAGCAGGTGCAAGACTCAAGACCTTTGGTGGTAGAGCATCAGGTGCTGCACCATTAGAAGACTTGTTTAGATTTGTGGTAGAAAAATTTAAGGAAGCTACAGGTCGTAAGCTTAACTCTCTTGAGTGTCATGATATCATGTGTAAGATTGGTGAGGTTGTAGTTGTAGGTGGAGTAAGACGTTCAGCTATGATCAGCTTGTCTAACTTAAGTGATGGACGTATGGCTAAAGCAAAGTCAGGTAACTGGTGGGAGTATGAAGGACAGAGAGCATTAGCTAATAACTCTGTAGCTTATACAGACAAGCCTAACATGGAAGGGTTCATGAGAGAATGGTTATCTCTAGTAGAATCTAAGTCAGGTGAAAGAGGTATCTTCTCTAGGGTTGCAGCAGACAACCACGTTAAGATGAATGGACGTAGAGAGACAGGTCATGAGTGGGGTACTAACCCATGTTCAGAGATAATCTTAAGACCATACCAGTTCTGTAACCTTACTGAAGTTGTAGTACGTGAGTCTGATACTAAAGAAACTCTTAAGAATAAAGTTAGACTAGCTACTATCTTAGGTACTATACAATCTACCTTTACTAAGATGCCATACTTACGTAAGATATGGGAGACTAATACAAAAGAAGAAAGACTACTAGGTGTATCCTTAACAGGTATCATGGACAACAGAGTAATGTCCCACACTTTAGATAGTAAGAAATGGTTAAAGGAAATGAAACAAGTAGCTATAGATACTAATGAAAAGTATGCTAAGTTCTTTGACATACCTGTATCAACTGCTATCACATGTGTCAAACCTTCTGGTACTGTTAGTCAATTAGTTGACAGTGCTTCTGGTATACATGCTAGACACAGTGACTACTACATCAGGACTGTACGTGGAGATAACAAAGACCCACTAACACAGTTCTTAAAGGATAGTGGTATCCCTTCTGAACCATGTGTGATGAAGCCAGACTCTACTACAGTGTTTAGCTTTCCTACTAAGTCACCTACTGGTTCTGTTACACGTAATGTTATGACTGCATTAGATCAGTTAGAGTTGTGGAAACACTATGCTTTAAACTGGTGTGAACATAAACCTTCTGTTACTATTACTGTTAGAGATGCAGAGTGGATGGCAGTAGGAGCATGGGTATATGATAACTTTAATATATGTTCTGGTATTTCTTTCTTACCTCACAGTGATCATACATACAACCAAGCTCCTTATCAAGATATAACTAAGGAAGAGTATAATGCATTCAAGGAACAGATGCCTACTACAATTAATTGGAAGGCTTTATCTGATTATGAAAAGGAAGATACGACTACAAGTAGCCAAACTTTAGCATGTTCTGCTGATGGCTGTGAGATAGTAGATATCTAAAGTTACAACATTAGCGAAAGTTTGCGTACATGAAACTACTAGGCAATGATTTTAACATCACAGATGGATTACTTAACCATCTAACTATGTTATTCCCTAACAAACTTCCGTTTGAACAAGTTACCCCTGAAGAACTAGCATTTCTTAGGGGGCAACAGTCTATCATTCAGAAGCTTGTTGAATTACAAAACCAAGATTATAACACGGAGGATTAAAAATGGGTGGATTATTTGGAGGTGGCAGAAGTCCTGCACCTTTACCAACACCAGCTAGACCAGTAACAGCTGTGTCTAAAACACCTGACATAGAACTGGATGATACAGATTTAGAGTCAGAAAGTCTTAATAAAAAGAAGACAGGTAAAAAAGGATTAAGAACAGACATTGCAATGGATAGTTCTACACAAGTAGGTAGTACTGGACAAGGGTTGCAGATACCAAAAGGATAATGATATGGGTGCACCAGCAAAACCAATTAAGAAGATTGTTAAAAAAGTAACTAAACCAGTTAAGAAGGTTGTTAAAGCAGTCAAGAAACCAGTTAAGAAGGTTGTTAAGTTTGTAGATAAAAAAGTAGTTGAGCCTTTGGAAAGACCAGTTAAGAAACTAGTTAAAGAAATAAAAGACTTACCTAAAGATATAGTTAAGGTAGTTAAAAAACCTATTACAAAATCTAAACCAACACCAACACCAACACCTGCACCTAAACCTACACCATCAACTGCTGCTGATAAAGAACAATCAGAGGAAGTAGCTACTGTTGTAGAGGGTGATGCAAAGAAACAAAGAACTGTAAAAAAAGGTAAGAAAGCTTTAAGAACTGACCTTAAAATAAAACCTACAACAGAGACAGCTAGTTCTGGTTCTGGTTTAAACATACCTAAAGGATAATGATATGGGTGCTTTAACATACAATACAGGGTTTGTCAAAAAACTGACAGGTAGAGATGCCAATATGCCAGCTGAAGTAGAACCAGATAAAGATAAAGATGAGATAGAACCTATTACTACAGTATCTGATGATAAAAAGAAAAAGAAAAAAGCTTTTGTTCCTCAGTTATTTATACCTGATTCAGCTTTAAAAGAGGATTAATATTATGGAACAAGAAGTAGGTACTGTCGCTAAACGGTACAGTCAACTTGAAGGAGAACGAGATACGTTCCTTGAGAGAGGTCGTGAAGCAGCTAAGTTAACTATACCTACTCTTATGCCAGAGGAAGGACACAGTAGTTCATCTATCTATGCCACACCTTATCAAGGCATTGGAGCAAGAGGTGTTAACAATCTAGCTTCAAAATTATTGCTTGCTTTATTACCACCTAACAGTCCATTCTTTCGTTTAACGATTGATGACTTTGATTTACAAGAGATAGCTGGTGATAATCGAGGACAAGTAGAAGAAGGACTAGCACGTATTGAACGTGCAGCTATGTCAGAAATAGAAAGTAAAGCTATACGAGTACCAACATTTGAAGCACTCAAACTTCTTATTGTTACAGGTAATGCACTAGTATATCTACCTAAAGAAGGTGGTATGAAAGTATTTAGACCTGATCGTTATGTTACTAAACGTGATACAATGGGTAACTTGCTTGAAGTTATAACAAAAGAAAGCTTAGATGCTTTAATGTTACCAGACTCAGTAAAAGAAGCTATAGTACCAACAGATTCACCACAGAAAAACTATGATTTATATACTTGTGTAAAGAAAAGTGATAAAGGTTTCACAGTTCATCAAGAAATAAAAGGTATGGAAGTACCTGAATCAAGAGGTGTATTTAAGAAGGATAACAATCCTTTTATTCCTTTAAGGTTCAGTCGTATTGACGGTGAAGATTATGGTAGAGGTTTTATAGAAGAATACTTAGGTGACTTGCGTAGTTTAGAAGCTTTAACTCAGGCTATCGTACAAGGAAGTGCAGCTTCTTCTAAGGTTTTATTTCTTGTTAGACCAAATGGTACAACTAAAGCAGTAAACTTAGCTAAAGCTCCTAATGGTGCTTTCATAAGTGGTGATTCTAATGATGTATCTACACTACAAGTACAGAAAGCTTCTGACTTTAGAGTATCTTTAGAAACTATGAGAATGATTAATGATCGTTTAGCTTCTGCGTTCCTACTTAATAGTAGTGTGCAGAGATCAGCTGAACGTGTCACTGCTGAAGAAGTAAGATTCATGGCACAAGAATTAGAGACTGCTCTAGGGGGTGTGTATTCTATATTGTCTCAGGAATTTCAGTTACCATTAATTAATATACTACTAGAATCCTTAGTTAAACAAGGTAAGATGCCACGTTTACCTAAAGAAAGTATAAGACCTACTGTAGTCACAGGTATTGAAGCACTAGGACGTGGACAAGATTTAAATAAACTAGCTACATTCTTACAGTATCTCCAACCTTTAGGGCAAGAGATCATAGCTAGTGAGTTAAACATATCTGACTACATAGATAGACTTGCTGCATCTCTAGGGATTGATACTTCTGGTCTTATTAAATCACCAGAGCAGAAGCAACAAGAACAGATGCAAGCTCAACAAATGCAACAACAACAAATGTTAGAACAAACAGCAGCAGGTATGGCACAAGGTGCTGCACCACAATTAGCTAAAGGTGCTGTTGAATCAGAAGGATAAATATGGCAGATCAAATAAATACTTTTCAAGAAGAAGAACCAGAGTCAACAGAGCATCAACAAGCTATGCTTGACAGAGAACGAGGAGCAGAGGTTGATGAATCTCGTCCAGAATGGTTACCTGAGAAATTTAAAAGTGTTGAAGACATGGCTAAAGCTTATGCATCTTTAGAAAGTAAGCTAGGTCAGGGTACTCAAGAAGAAGTTACAGAAGAAACTCCTACAGAAAATCCAACAGAGGTAGCTGAACTTTTAGATAGTAAAGGTTTAGACTTCTCAGAATTTCAACAAGAATATTATGACAATGGTACTCTATCAGATGATGCGTATGTAGCATTAGAAGAAGCAGGGTTTCCACCAAGCATGGTAGACTCATGGATAGCAGGACAAGATGCACTTGCTGCCCAACAGACAGGTGAAATGTACTCCCTTGTAGGGGGAGCAGAAGAATATGCAACTATGGTACAGTGGGCAAGGGATACCTTACCTCCTGAAGAAGTAGATGCTTACAATGCAACAATGAGTGGACAAAGTCCTAGTGTAATTAGGATGGCTGTTCAAGGACTCTTTGCTAGATATCGTTCTATGGCAGAACCCAACCTTATACAAGGTGGAACAAGTTCTGCATCCACAGGTGGGAAGTTTGAGAGCACTGCTCAGATGACTGCAGCAATGCGTGACCCTAGATATGCAAATGATCCTGCCTATAGACAGGCTGTAGCTACTAAGTTACAGAAGTCCAGCTTGTTTTAACATTGTTGTTATGGTTGGGGGATTGATTTCCCCCTTCCTTTTAAGTACATGATTAATTTGGTGTATTTAAAAGGAACTGATCATTCCTATAGACACTAAGCTAAAAGACAAACTATTACCCCTGACCCCTTGCGAGGGATACTCTTGGAGAAAGGTTGTAGAAATGCTGAGTGTAATTTCAACTCAACTTAAACTACTAAGAGGTAATAAAAAATGGCACAAGCTGCTTCAAACCCTGCTTACACCGTAAGTTTTCAGGGTCAAACCAATAAGTCAGGTGACGTTAGAGACCTGTTTCTCAAGCTATATGCTGGGGAAGTCCTAACTGCATTTGAAGAAAAGAAAGTCCTAATGGACAAAGTAAGAACTCGTACTATTAGTAAGGGTAAATCTGCGTCATTTCCTATGACAGGTAGAGCAACTGCTGAATACCTAACTCCTGGGAATGAGATTACAGGTGGCTCAATCAGAGCTAGTGAGAGAATTGTAACTATTGATGACTTGCTTATCTCTAGTCAATTCATTGCTAACATTGATGAAGCTATGAACCACTACGATGTACGTTCAATCTACTCTAAAGAAGCTGGTATAGCACTAGCTAACGAAGCTGATAGAAACGTAGCAAGAATGTTAACTAAAGCTGCACTATCTACTAATGCTACTAGAGCAGCTGGACTTGTTCAAGGATACAAAGACTTCTCTGAAGAAGATTTTACAGCTAACGTAGTCATAGGCTCATCATCTGCTCATGCTCTTGATCCAGCTAAGATTGCAAAAGCTATCTTTGATGCAAAGAAAGAGTTTGACATTAAAAATGTTGATCACTCTTCAGCTGTAGTAGCACTTCCACCTGCACAATATTATGCATTACTGGATGTTACAGATGGTACTAAGTTAACTTACATGAATAGAGACTTTGGTGGAAATGGTTCTATTGCTTCTGCAACAGTTCCAATGATTGCAGGAATGCCTGTCATCATGTCTAACCATGCTGATGTTAATAACTTATATGTAAACTTTACTACATCAGATGCTAACGAAGGTAAGACTAATGATAATGCTCCTCTAGCTAATACAGCTGGTTCAGGAAGAACTACTCATTATGACATACCAGTAGCTGCTGTAGACGGTGCTGACATGGTTGCTCTTGCTAAACAGTTTAGAGGTTTTATCTTTACACCAGAAGCTGTAGCAACAGTTAAGTTGCTTGACTTAGGTATGGAATCTGAGTATCAAATCAACAGACAAGGTACACTGATGGTAGCTAAGTATGCAATGGGACACAACGTATTACGTCCTGCTGGTTGTATTGCTTTAACTGCAGTTGCTTAATCATTAACTTTAACAGGGGGTGTAGACGTGCACCTCCTTTTTATTGGAGTACTAAATGCCAAACAATGATTTATCTACTTATACTACAGCAGAGCTTAAGAGTATGTTAGCTAAAATGAAAACAGAAAAATATAAGAAACAAGAAGAGAATAAAACAGGTTCAACCTTAACTACTAATCAAATTAAAAGTGCACAGAATAAAATAAATACAGGTAAACTAACAATGGGTAAAAATATAGACAAGTATAAGAAGAAAAACTAAATGAGTATTACACATGCAGGAGAAACCTTTCAAGGTTTAAGAATACCTAAGAGTTCTCCCAAAGGGACTAAGTCACATGCTGTATTAATAGGCACTAAAGATAAACCAAAGGTAATTAGGTTTGGTGAAAAAGGTGCAGAGACTAATAAGAATGCAGCACAACGTAAATCTTTCAAAGCTAGACATGCTAAGAATATAGCAAAGGGTGAAACATCTGCAGCTTATTGGGCTAATAAGGTTAAGTGGAAAGCATAGGAGAATGCAATGGCAGGAACAACACAATTAGATGCAGTCAATACGATGTTATCTGCTATTGGAGAAGCACCAGTAAGTAGTTTATCGTCTGGACTAATAGAAGCAGAAGTAGCTGAAACAATATTAAACACAGTAGACCGTGAAGTACAATCTATGGGTTGGCATTTCAACACAGAATTAAATAAACTTTTTGCACAAACAACAGATGGTGAGATTGTAATACCAGCTGATGTATTGAGAGCAGATGCTACACTAGGAGCAGAAAGCCCCAACCTAGTACAACGTGGTTTAAAGATGTATGATAGAAAGAACCACACCTTTAATATAGGGGCTGCAGCTTCACTAGATATAGTAGTACAATTAACATTCGATGACTTACCTGAAGTATGTAAAAGATATATTACATTAAGAGCTACTCGTATCTTCCAAGACCGTGTAGTAGGATCAAATACATTACATGAATTTCAACGTAGAGATGAAGAGTATGCATTAATAGAACTTAAAGAGTTTGATCTTGTTACTGATGATAATAATATCTTTGATAACTATGACACATTTTCTATCATCGACAGACAGGGACGGAGAACACTTTAATGGCACTCATCAGTCAATCTATTCCAAATCTTATTAATGGGGTATCACAGCAACCACCTTCTTTAAGACTTGCTACACAAGCTGAAGTACAAGAGAATGGTTTATCTAATGTTGTAACAGGATTATCTAAACGTCCTAGTTCAGATCATGTTGCTAACTTAGGTACTATATCTAACTTAGATAAAGCTTTTATACATACTATACGTAGAGATGAGAATGAGTTTTATTCTATGGTAGTAGATACTGCAGGTACTATAAAAGTATTTGATAAAGATGGTACATCTAAAACTGTAACAAACAATGCTACCTCATATTTAAATGGATTGTCTGATCCTAGTAAAGAATTAGCTGCTGTATCTATAGCAGACTCTACATTCATTATAAATAAAAACACAGTGGTAGCCAAAGCTACTACTACATCCTCAAGTCGTAATCCAGAAGCTCTTGTATATGTTAAACAAGCTGATTACTCCTCAACATATCGTGTAGTATTAACCAAAGGTGGTAGTACTAGTACTGTAGAATTTGCTACAAAGTCTTCTACTCAAGACACTACAGCAGAGACACAGAACGCAGAACGAGGAGCAGCTACTGATTTAATTGCTACAAATCTAGCTACATTTTCAGGAACTGCTGTAAGTACAACTTTATACCAGAACATTGTTAATGGTGCAGCAGTCACAGGTTTAACAGTAACACGTTATGGATCAGTACTACATATTCAATCAACAAATGCTACTGACTTCCAAGTAGAAGTTGGAGATTCAGCTGGTGGTGATCACTTACTAGTATTTAAAGATGAGACAGCTGACTTTAAAAAGCTTCCAATAGAAGCACCAGTTAACTTTAGTATTAAAGTATCAGGTGATAATCAAAAAGCACAAGATGATTACTATGTTAAATTTACAGATGAAGAAGTATGGAAAGAAAGTATTGAACCATCTGTCTTAACACAATTAAATGCTGCAACAATGCCACACAAGTTAACAAAGTTAGCTAATGGTAACTTTCAGTTTGACCCTGTTACTTATGAAGATAGAAAAGTAGGAGATGATACTACAAACTCCTTCCCTTCCTTTATAGGTTTTACATTAACAGATATATTCTTTCATCGTAACAGACTAGGTTTACTAGCTGATGAAAATGTTATCTTCTCCAGAGCAGGAGAGTTCCTATCCTTTGACTTCTTCCGTAAATCAGTACTTACTATAGTAGATAGTGACCCTATTGACGTAGCTGTATCTGCTAATAAGGTTAGTATACTTAAACATGCTGTGCCTTTTAATGATAGTCTATTACTTTTCTCAGACTTAACTCAGTTTAAAGTTACAGCAGACCCAGTACTAACTCCTGAAACAATTAACATATCTAATACTACAGAATTTGAAGCTAGTCTAAGAGCTAAACCAGCACAAGTAGGTAAGTTTGTATACTTTGGTGCTAAAAGAGGAGCTTGGTCTGGTGTATGGGAATACTTTGTAGACACTGACACTGATACTAACGATGCTACAGAGATTACAGCACACGTTCCAGAGTATTTAAAAGGTGAGATTAGAAATATTCAAGCATCGTCTAACGAAGATATGCTTCTTGTACAAACTGTTGATGAACCTACAGTTATTTATGCATACAGATACTATTGGCAAGGTAGAGAAAAACTACAAGCTTCTTGGTCTAAGTGGATATTTAGTGGTGATGTAATAGGTATGTCTTTTAACCGTGCTGATATAACAATCTTAATTAAAAGAGGTAATGATTTATATTTAGAACGTATCAATCTTTCTGTAGATGATGCTACTACTTATACTACTAATAATTTCTCTATTCATTTAGATAGAAGAGTATTGTTAAAGACAGGTGGAACTACTACTGTTCCTTATACAGATGCTGCAACTATTTACGTAGATCAAACAGGTCAATCAATCCCTGTTTCTTCTGTAGCTGCTAAGTTATCTGCAGGACAAATAGTATATACAGGAATCCCTTTTACATTTAAGTATACTTTCTCTGAACCAGTTGTAAAGTCAGGAGAAAAAGCTATAACTACAGGACAGTTACATATAAGAAACTATGCAGTTGTTTATAATAAAACAGGTTTCTTTGAAGTAGTTGTCACACCTCTAAAACGTACTCCATATACTAGAAGTTTTACTGGACGTATAGTAGGTGCTTCTACAAACATATTAAACCAAGCTGGTATTGACTCAGGCATCTATCGTTTTGGAGTACTAGGTCATGCTAGTGATACAACAGTAACACTACAAAGTTCCAATTACTTTCCTTGTATATTTCAGTCAGCTGAATGGGAAGGTTTCTTTGTACTACGTTCTAGGAGACTCTAATGAATGTCCATGTGAGACAAAGCACTCAAGAAGATATTGATTATCTATGTAATAATCTTAGACCTGAAGATAGGGAAGAGGTGATAGCATCACATGGTAGTACAAAGGAAGCTTTACAATTAGGCTTTGATATATCAGAAGAATGTGTAACATTTATAGTGACAGAAACAAATGAAATAGCAGGTATATATGGAGTAGCTAAACAGTGTGATACTGTTGGAAATATATGGTTACTTTCTACACCTGCTATTAAAAAAGTATCTTTACCTTTTCTGAAACAGTCAAAAAAAGTAACAAAAGAATTAAACAAAAAGTATAAAATATTAACTAATGCAGTAGATGCAGAATATACCACATCAATTAGGTGGTTAAAGTTTTTAGGTTTTACTTTTATTAAAAAACATGACCAGTGGGGTGTAGGTAATAAACCCTTCTTAGAATTTGTGAGGATATAGTAAATGAATCCAATGATGATTTATCAAGGTGTACAAGCTGTTGCAGCTTTTGCAGAGAAAAAGAAACAAGCTGCTGAAAAACAAGCAAGGTATGAAGCAAACAGAATAGCTGCTGTAGGTGCACGTGACTTAAAGATTAGTGCTCTTACTCAACGTGCTGTACAAGAGTCAGAAGTAGTAGCAGATGATAAGATGGCTCTAGCTATCAAAGCTTTAGAGACTAGAGAAAGTCAAGTAGTAGCAGCAGGTGAAGCAGGTATATCAGGTAAAGGTGTACAACAACAGATAGACCTAACTGAAGCTAAAAAACTTAGAGGTATGCAAAAGTATAATAAGAAAATTGATAACCTTCTTACACAAGTAGAACTAGAAGGAGCAGGTTTTGCTGCAGAAGCACTTAACCGTATAAATAGTTTACAACAAGGACAACAGCCTAGTTTAGGAGCAGCAGTTTTAAGTTTTGCTGGGCAAGCTATGGCTAGTGATATTAAATATGGAGATGGTAAAATGTTTGGAGTAAACCTAACAGGTAATAAAGATGTTGCAAACTTAACATCTGGTGGATTTACTAAGTCTACTTTTCAACCAATGAATACTTCTTTTAGTCTTACTTCAACGTGATAAGGAAATAATAATGGCACAAAAAAGAACTCAAGTTGCTAGGTTAAATGTAGATAATATTTCAACTGGAGGTGTGGCTAGTCCTGTTGAGACTTATGTACGTCCTATAGAAACCCAATCAACTCCTTCAGCCTTATCTCAATTTGTAACAGCACTAGCTCCAGCAATAGAAGCTAAAGCAAATAAAGAATTAGAGGTTAAACTTAAACGTGAAAGAGAAATAGAAAACTTTAATTATAAAAAGAAAATGCAACACATTAGTAATCAAGCATTTATATCACGTTCTAATCAAATATCTGATTACAATAATAATCAAGAACTTTACCATCAGACAGATCAAGCTGCTATATTAAGCAAATATCAAAAGCATACATTTGACAACGTAGAACAAATGAGAGCAGAAGGTGCAGACGAGTTACAAATTGAAAACTATAAACTGCAGATGGAAACTCATAACATAGAGTTAATAGCAAAGATTAACGAAGGTAAAAAAGGATATGTTAAAGGTGAAGAAAATAAAAGTATTGTAAACACTGCAATAGCTTTTACACAGACTAATAAAGAAATAACAGACGAGAACATAAAACTTTTTAAAGAAATATGGGATGGTAATGCAGAAGCTCATGTAATTTATGATGCTAAAACAAAAAGAAATAAACCAGATCATAAGAGAATGAATGATCTTGCTATAAAATTAGCTACTGATCTTGCTAAAAGTGATCCTAATAATATAGTTTTAGCTTATTTAGAAAAAGAGAAGATATTAAATGTTAAAGAAAATATAGCTATACGTAGTACACTAAGAGCAGCAAGAGATAAAAGTATACTTAAAGTTAATACTGCTCAAGTTAAAGTAGTTGGTATTCAAAAAAGAATAAACGAAGCTATGACTAGTAAACAAAAACTTGTTAAGACTTTTAAAAAAGCTGATGGAAGTATAGGAACTTTTACTGACTATGAACTTGAAGCACAAATGTTTAAGAATGAAGAGTTTATGACAGGTACTCTTATAGATGATAATAAACTTTCTTTGTATAGAAAGATAATGTTTCTTCCTCCTAAAGTAAAAGATCAAGTTTTAAATGGTTTAACTTATTTAAATACAGGTGATATTAGTACTTCAGAAAGTAATGCAGCTATTGAATCATCTTACTTAACTTACATAGCTTTAAGAAACTCAGGTAATGATATGAGTTTTTTAAGTGAAGAAGAACAATATAAGTTTGAAGCTATGGAATACCATATAGACAAAGCAGGAACTTCTGGAGAGAGGACTACAACACAACCTTTAACAGAAGAAGAAGATACTGTAGGTGGTGATGCACGTGTTATAACAAGTAAAAATTATAACCAAGCTGCTTTTAATGTACAACAAATGAAGTTTGATGTTATAAAAAGACCTACTACTTTGTTGACAAACATTGATAATGAATTATCTGGAGTAATATTTGATAATGATTTAAAAAATGTTACTAATTCTAATGTAGTTAAAGCAGAGATAGCTAAACATGCTTATTTTTTAATGAGTTCAGGAAACATAAATGAAGAAGATGCTATTAAAAAAGCTATAGGTATAGCTAAAAAAGATTGGCAAGTTGTAGAATCAGGTGATGGAACAGAGTATGCTTTTAATCATATTAACACAAATGTTGATACTAGTTTAAGTGCTGCTGTAATTATACCAAAGTATAATAAAGTATTACTTGAATCTAATGGTATTAAAAAATACATGTTGAATGAGTTTGGTTTAGCAAAAGGTCAATATGATGTAGCTATTTATCCAGATGAGAAAGACCCTAACCAAGTTTCTATTAGACTCTTTGAAATAGATGAAGATGGTATAAGGTCATCAATAGGTTCATATGGTAATAAGATAGATAAAAATACTTTACTAGGTGATCAACAACAATTATTAGGTTTAATAGCTAAAGTTAAAAC